TATCACCCAAGTGAACTATTTGCTTGATATCATTCTCTTCCAGATACGGAAAGAACACATCATACCAGAACATCTCTTGGTAGTCCGCAAAGGTATCGCTATCCCCACGCACTCCTGCATGGGTATCAGTTACTATTGCAATTTTCATAATATATTAGTCCTCACCTATATGTACCAACAGATTGTTCGCTGCTGCCTTCTTCTTCTTAATCTTTTTATTTTTTAGTTGAGCTTTTTCTTTCTTTTTAATCGTACTTGTTTCATATGTTTCGACAAATTCTCTCATGTTATCATATATTTTTGTAAATCCTTGAGTAGATACTGTAGAATGCTCATTATCATTTAGCTCTAATTCATTCATAATCTCTGAATTCTCTAAGGACTTATACTTAATGTACAATTGCTTCTTCTCTTTTTGTATCCTACGCAAAAATGCATAGTAAATGATCTGCGTAAAGTATGCAAATGGATTTTTAGACTTATCTGGATCAAAGTTCAGTATATACGACAAACAATTCTCTACTGCATCTGAAATCATATCCTCCCTAAACCCATAATTTATAAAATTGCTCTTATATGAAAGTCTTGTTGCAATTTTTAAAATAGATCTTGCAATATAGTCTGGTACTTGGGGCTTTTCGTCTCCTGATTCCTCTGCATCAAGCACCTCTCCCCTATATTGAATAAATGCTTTTAATAACTCTTCATTATTAACATAATGTTCCCGATTCTGAACTCTAGTCATCTACACCGTTCCTTTTTTCAACTCTACATTATATGATTTGACCTTAAATTTTTCTGATTTGTATATCGTAAATCGTTCTTGGTAATGTTTTATCGCAAAATTAACATATTTTCTTCCACCCGAAAGGTCATCTACTATATCATATAGAATTGCTTCATTGTCATCAATTTTACGCAGGGTTCTCCCAATGCTTTGGAGTGTGCGTATTCTTGATTTGCCCGGATGCGTGAATATGATATTATTCAACCTCTTAATGTTAATGCCTTGAGAAAATACACCACTGGATGCAACAATAATTGCATTGGTTTCTTGTTCCACAAGATTGCGAACTTCCTCTCTTGTGCCAAGGTCTGTTCCACCATGAACAAAAAAGACTTTTCGGTTGTTGTCTGTCCCCTTAATTAGATTGAAGAGAGGAACTCCATGCTTCTCCACATAATTAAACAGAACAAGCGTATTTCCATCTAGGCTTAATGCAAGATTCTTAATAAAATTGTTTCTTTCGGTTGAGGTTATTAGGTAGTCTATTTCATCTTGGTACTTTGTATTTGCTTTTATTGAAGTTTCATGCTTTAATATAATAGCCTTGACAAGAAAATCAGATAGAATCTTTTCATCAATGAGTTTTTTGGTTTCTGTTACTTTATGTACCTTTCCAAGCAAGCCCTCAATCACTAATTTGTTTGTGAGTGTTCCATCCAATGTTGCAGTTGTGCCAAATCGATACTTAATATTAGGTGTCTTTGTCATTATGCCTGTCAATGACTTTGCTTTAACGCCATGACACTCATCCACCACAACCATTCCATAGTCATCAAAGAAATTCTTTGATAGCCTGAACAAAGACTGCCATGTAGACACAACAACAGGACGATTTGTAGTTTTAGATTGTCCTGCCATGATTCGGTGTATGTGTCTACTGTTAAAACCATAATCAATAAAGTCCTTACTTAACTGCACAATAAGAGAAGTCGAAGGAACAATGATTAGTATCTTCTTCTCTTGGTTTTCTAAGTAATACCTAGTCAACAAATAAATGATAAGTGATTTTCCTGATCCTGTCGGGGATAAAAGAAGCATTCTTCTTTTTCGGACAGCAGAAATAAAGGCATCGATCTGATAATCTCTTGGTTTATATTGATCGGGCAACTCAAGAGACTTAATAAACTCTTCGGCTTCATGAACAGAAAATTCAAAATCTCCAACTTCCGAATGGTCAACAAGCTCATATTCATATTCATCACAAAAATCTTTTATGTGAGAGATGAGTCCAGCATAGATGGTATTGTCCCTGTAAGAGAAAAGATGCAATTTACCATCCCACAAGCCGGCCTTGTACTGAGGCATAAATTTGGCATTGGGAACCACAAAGGTGAATCGATCATATAGTTCTCTTATGATGTGAGGTTCTGCATCTACGCGAAAATAGACCTCATCTATTTTCTTTAAAGAAAGTAATGAAGACATAATAGGTTAGTTGATGCCGTTGGTAAACTTTCTCCAATTAATTGCATTCTGAATGTGGAATGAACGATTATTAATAGTAGTCAATATGGACTTTATAGTTTCCACCCTTTCTCGCTGTTCTCCGATCAATAGAACATTCTGAATTACTATTGGATCGCTTTCGACATATCTCGGCAGGTCTTGTTTCAGTACCTTTATATCAAAAGGCTCCCACCCACGTTCTTTAAGTTCTTCTTGAGTCATGTGACCAGAGTAGTATTCTATCTTTTCTTGAACCAACATCTTATGTGTTTCTGCCATCTTACGATGTACCCTTGATTCTTCATTCAGTAAGCTCAAATACTTTGAATGTAGCGTTGGGATTTTAAGGGATTCTGTATCAAGTTGAGTGTCATCAATTTTACTGTCTTCACTCCATTCCTTTTGAATTTCTTCAATGTCCATATTTTTTAATATCCTTTTGTTTAAATTAACGAAAATTATATTTAATAAATCCAACCCCCCCAAGGGAAGATGTGGCTTTGTATGTTCTATAATATAAGCACCGATCACCAAAAGTCAAGGGCTAATTTATAGTTTTTCGTAGGTATAATTAAGAAATTTAAATCCAACGGTTCCTTTGATTGTTGCAACGTCTGTTAGGGCAGAATCAAAGACAATATCAGATAATGACACGGGGAAAAGGTCTTTAAACAATATTTTAATATTTGGATTCATATTTGAATTTAATATTGTGAGCGTTGCATCTGAATATATGAAGTTGCCCTTTTGGGTCTTATATTGTGAATGTCTTTCTGGGAATGTGAGTCCAACCATCCAATCATATAATTCTCTCCAATTTAACAAATCTTCATCTATAATAAAAGACACCTCTAGATTATCAAATATTAATGTATCGCCCGGAATTGCTGTATCCATAGTGGGTGTGGGGAATGAAGTTTCGGCCAATGTCAATGCAGGCAAATTAACTGATGTAATGAACCAATTTGTATTTGGGAGATTGTCTACTGAAAATCTATATCCAGCAGGGGGCAACAGATTTAAATTAGTTGGTTGGTTTAATGTTTTAACTGGCATATTTCAGTAATCCTCCTTGAGTATATTTAGGACAAAAAAAGGGAGCCTTCTTTACGAAGACTCCCTTTTCTATGGTGCTTTTGGATTAGCTATTAGGCTGATGTATTTGCTACACCTAGTGCGTTAATTGCGAATCCTCGGTAGTAAGTATTGGTGCCAGAATCCAGTGCGCCAGTTCCGTTAGGTGTGGCGAAAGGATTAGCAACAACACCGTATCGGGTCTTGAAGCCAATCTTGGGCTGGAAGTTGTCCTCACCAATTGCCTTGACCATCTGGAGTGGAACGTATGGGCAGTAGAACATACCAGCGTCATATGGGCTTGTACCCTTATAACCGACTACTGCAAAGTCGCCTGTTCCTGTTACACTGTAGGGATCAATGAAAACCTTCATCGACCCACCGATGGTTCCAGCAAATGTGCTTCCGGCATCGTCAACCGTGAGAGCAGCCTTGGGATCAAGAACTCCGGCAGTTGCGAGTGCAGAGGCAACATCCGAAGAACAGATCACAAAGTTACCCTTGCCACGACGAGTATCGCGGGCAATTGCATTTGCTTCCTGCTCGATCTTGTAACGAAGGGCTTGGAATCGCTCGACGAGCCAGCGACCATCAAGGTTAACTTCGCCAATGGTTCCACCAGTAGTCTTGGCATTAACTGGAGTAACCTTCTTGCAAACTGCATAGACTGAGCGAACAAGTTCACGATTGATTTCTGCGTTGATCTCAGTCGTTAGAATGTTCGACAGTTCGGCTTCTGCATCAAGACCATGAATTGCCTTCAAGTCTTGAGCAAGTTCGGTTGTGTACTCTGCCTTGAGTGCGCGAGACACGGCAGTAACCGAAACCTTGTCAATCGAGAATGACATTTCAGGAATCTGTCCAGCAGTACCACTTTGACTGTTCATTGCTTCGGCAGTCGCAGTTGACATACCAGTTGCTGTAGCGAATGTTGCAGCAGGTGTCAAGTTAGTGAATGTGGCATTTGCAGCGAAGCCAACACCACTCTGAGGAGTCGAATCAACACCACCAGCAGAGAAGCCAGTGTTTGCTTCGTCAACCGATGCATTGACAGATCCTGCCTGTGTTCCGTCCTTGCCCTTGTTGTAAGTTGGGCGAAGAGCAAACACAAGACCAGTTGGTCCACTCATGGGCTGTGTGCCCATGATGTCGAACGAAATTAACTGGGGTGCAGTCCGTCGTACAAGGCTAATGAGAACGGGATCGAAACCCTTGACGTCGCCACCAAGATCCTGACTCTGATTAGCTGCTGTGGCAGACTCACCAAGTAGTGACTGATACCCTACGATGGTTGATTCTTCCTTGAGGGCGGCTTCCTGATTCTCCAGCATGTGTGCCGTTACCATCTTTCGGTAAGAATCGGTGATCTCGGGGAGATCTTCGTGATCTAGCACAGGCTGCCACTTATTGATTAGTTGTTCGTTCAACATGTGTTTACTCCTTAAAACTTAAATCTGTTGCAATAACAGTTCTATGATTATTTATAAATTAGTAATTTTTGACGTTCTTACCAATGACCTTTAAGTAATTCGCCATCTGAGGGGAAACAGAATTTAATACAGTTTCGGTAATTTCGTTCTCTGTTTGATCCACAGTTGGTGTACTACTTGTCTTCCTAGAAAAATATCCTTCTCTGATTGTTACCAATGCCTCTCGGAATTGATCGTTATCAGAAAAATCAATATTTTCCGCAAGACCCTTCATCTTCTCTACTTCAACATCAGTTAGATCATCAGCAAGATCGGCAATGATCTCATCCTTCTTGAAGGAATTAACCTGTGCAGATAATTCAACATTCTGATCAATCGTTTCATTAAGTTGACTCTCTAGCGTATCGACTTGACCCGCCAAAGTTTCTACTACATCGACCTTATCATCTGGAATTTCGACGTAATGCTCTTCAAACAATTGCTTCAATCCACCGATAAAGTCTTCAGTAATCTCAGACTTCAATCCAGTGTCGATAGCAAGTTCGTTATCGTTTACCCACTCTTCAACGACATAAGAAAGATAAGTATCTACCTTCTCTGTCATTTCATCGAGGATCGCCTCTTCGGCTTCTTCTAGCTTGGAAGCATAATTGGCTTCTAGCAAGTCAAGCTCAGTATTGATCTTTGAAACTACAGCAGCTTCAAAGATTGTCTTGGCTTGTGTCATGAAATCTTCGGAAAGAGCATCGGGAGAAGAACCAAAGATTGCAGAGAGGTCATCGGAAATATCAATATCTTCCTTAGTTACTGCCTTGCGAGCCTCTTCCATTTCGTCTTCGTTATCAGCTTCGTCGTCTTCCTCTTCTTCTTGCATAAGAAGGCCCATCATCTTTTCATAAGAATCAGAGATCTTACCTCGGCGAGTCTTCTGCATCTGAGAGAATAGGTTGCGAATCATGTCCTGCTTTTGCATGGTGATGCCTTCAGAGACTTCTTCTGCGACATCTTCATCTTCATCTTCATCTTCATCAGATTCGGCTTCTTCAGTCTTTGCACCCTTCTTCTTCTTACCATAGGGCTTTGCCTTCTTGTCGCCAAGATTAGCAAGGTTTTCTTCTACTTCTTCTTCCTCGCCATCTTCTTCCTCTTCATCAGAATCAGCTTGCTCTTCTACTTCCTCTTCATCCTCGACATTCTCTTCATCATCTTGCTCATTCTTGGCTGACTTTTTTTCATCCAAAGAAGAAAGTTCGTTTGCAATCTCTTCTGCAATCCGATCAATTTCTTCGTCGGTATGGGTTTCTTCTACTACTGCGTCCATTATTATCTCCCTTTAAAAGAACGGAATACAAAGACTACTCTATTCTTTATTTATATTATCTATAATTTTGACATATATTGTTTAAAGAGTTTAAGTGCTGTCTCTTCAAGTTCATTCTTTTTTGCATTCTTCATTTCAGTCTTAAACTGTTCAACTTCAGAAGTTTTCCATACTCCATTTTCATACCAAAATTCTTTATTTTCCATAATACCTTCAACAAAAGCATCAGGAGCAGACGGGTCTGCAACAATGTCTGCGGCAGTTGCAAGGTAAAAATCGCTTTGGACGACATTGGCACCCTTTTGCTGCTTTAGTGAACCCATGCCCCGAGAAGAAACGCCAAGTTTTGCACCCTCATCAATAAGATTTTTTACAATCTTACCATATGGAGTATCAAGAATCTTTGCCTTTCCTACCCAATTATTTCCCTCTTCTTTAAGTTCCTTAATCATGTGCGATACACGCTCAAGATTAACAACAGGACCATCAGGATGACCAAGCTCACCAAATGCGCGGCTTTGCTTGACGTATGACTCTACATACTTATTAACTTGTTCTTTGAGGATACCCTTGGGATAGATGCGACCATTTCGGTTTTTCTGCTCGGCTTGCATGAAAACACCTTTGATAAAATAATCCTTTTTACCCTTATCGTCTTCCTCTATGAGAAAATTAATATTTTCATCGTCTACAAGTTCAGTTATTAGTTTCATTTTCGTCCGATGCCTCTATTCCATTAAGCCAATTGGCGGAAGTTTCCATTTTCTTCGTCTTTAATCGATCATCTACCTTTGAATACAATATGCTTTCGATACCTTCTTTTGCTTTAGATCCCGTTTTTGATAAAATATTCTTAATAGCATCCTTTAATTCAGACATGTAGTATATCTCCTTTATATTTATAAGTTCTCATCACTGCAAAGATCGTCTTTTTTATTTTCCAAAAGACTTAATTTTTTAATTATTTTGATCTTTTTTTCTTCTGTGGTTGGTGGTGGAGCAGGCTGAGCTTCTCCCCCCTCAAAGGAATCGTCATCATCTTCGCCTTCTCCATGTTCTACGCCTTCAGCACTTTCCTGTTCAATTTCTTTATCAATCCTATCAATGTCCTCTTCGGTCTGCATAAGAACATTCTTTCTTACCCATTCAGTAGAATAAAAACGACCAATATATTCATCCATAGTTTGTGCAATCTCGACACGATCTCTTAGAACTTCTGCATGTTTCATTTCAGCAAAATGGGAATCCTGTTGCCATGTATATCGAACATAGGGTTTAATCTCTTCCCAATCTTCTTTTGATAAAATTCCTTTTAATCGTAATTGTCTTTCTAGAATTTCATCAAACAAAGAACTAAATCGTAATCGGAGCCGATTAATAAACTTAGTAAACTTAACTTCATCCCGACTAATCTCTGTTGCTCTACCTAGACTGAACGAACCTTCTGGTTCCAACCGTGAGACAGGAACACCCAATGCCTTGTAGAGTTTCTTCTTGAAGTAAATAATATCTTCAATCTCTCCAAGATTTGTTCCACCGGGAAGTGTTGTAATTTCAGTTCCTCTACCACCTTCTCGGCGGGGAAGCCAGAAGTCTTCAAGCATGGACATGTGCTTACGGTCATCACGAACTTCACCCGTGTCTGCATCATATACAATCTTATTTTTGTGTTTAGCCATGATGCCCTGAATATATTGATCGGCTTTTACTTTTGGTAGATTGCCAACATCAATATAGAAAATACGTCTTTCGGGGGCTCGGGAAATGCGATAGATGACCGTCGAGTCTTCCAACATCTTTAATTGATTTTGTGGCTTAATTGCTTTGTGAAGATATCCAAGAATCATTGTCTTTTCTGAATTCAATAAACCAGAATGAATATATGCAATGGAGTCTGGAGAAATCTTCAATCCCGTCCTTCCAGCAGAGACACCTTCTGGATAATATGCATAATATTCTATTGTGCTTGTCGGAAGAGCAGCAACTTGATTGTCAGGAAGAATTTTCTGCTTCTGTATTTCCTTTATCTTCTTTAGATTTCTTGGATCTAAGTGCCGAAGTTCTTGAATTCCGTTTTCAGGATTCTTAGAATCAATCATAACATGATAATACATTCTTCCGTCAATGTACCATTTTTTAAAAATATCATAAGCAGAACCATTAAAATCCATAAGACGAAGAACCTCATCAAACTCGTCTTTAATTTTGATTTTAATCTTTTTAGGAATATCTAAATTGCCCAATGAAATTGCAACAGGAGAAACATCTCTTTCAGAGACAATGGCTTCATTTACAATATCATCAACAGCAAGTTCAACTTCTGGATCCTGGGACATTAATCTATACTTTGAGATTAATTCAACTTCATTCCGAATGGTTCCTTCAAGATCAAGATAAGTGCCATACGCTCCCGCAGAAGATGCACTGGGGCCGTCAACAATTAATGCAGCATCATCATTTTCAGGAAGAGAAAATGCCTGTAGTCGTTCCTCTGGAACTACTTCGTCCGAATCTCTACCTATTGTAAAACCCAAAAACTTAAAAGCCATAAAATAAACCTTTCCTTTGCCAAATAAACATCAATATTATATAGGCTTAATCTTTGACAACATTTTTTTAAGTTGTTTGGGTCTTATCGTCGCTGACTGACCAATAATCATAATTCCAAGTACAAGTAAACTCTTCAAGGGCATCATTCTGATCCCAACCAACATCAATTCCTGCAAGGCTTGTTGGGAACATGTTAATAAATGTAAAAGACTTAATCAAATCTCCCGACTTTCCATAGTGATTGACCTGTGCATCTACTTGCCAATCATCTGGACCACCTGTTCGGATATTGTCAGTATGAGCTTGCATCATGTTCATCCAATTTACAATTCCACTATGAACAGCAAAGTCTTCATCATTAATTATTGTTGTTGACCATTCTGGAAAGGTTCTGTTACCAGCCATTTTGACGTTTCTTCCAAAATACGCAACATCAAATGCAGCAATATCAGAACCGGGAATTGAAGCCGCCTTGCACATGAAGGTAAATTTTTCACTTGCATCTCCGGGATTTGCCGCACCGGGGAATGGCATGATAACTTCAAACAAATTAGGACGCGCACCCTGACCGGATAATTGAGCCCTGAAATTATTTACTGAAAAAGGCATTATGTGTTCTCCTCTTGTATTAATGTCCTAATCTTATTTAGTCAGTAGACTTAGAATTTACCAACAATTTCGGTAAAGTCAACTCCAGTGCTAACTGCAACGAAGTTCAACTGAATGAAGTTAATGGATCGAGTGGGCTTGATGTAAATGTCACCAACAAACTCGTTTCGATCAATAACATCTCCAGTGTTATTTGTTTCATCACACACAACCTTGAAGTCTGTAACGCCTCGGCGACCCTGTACAGTCCGAAGGAATGGTTCAACCATGTTTCGGAATTGTGATCGAGTAAAGTCATCATTGAATTCAAAGAGTGAGAACTTGGCAGCAGTGGAGATTGCCTTCTCTAGCACAATGAACAATCGCCGAACATTGATTCGATCAAATGCACTGGGTCTTGACTGAAGTGTCTTGTCTCCGAAAAGAATAGTACCTTCTCCGGGGAATGTCACAACTGGATTGATGCTATTCCTGTAAAGATCATCGCGATGTGCCTTGATTGGATTGTATGCCAACTTGACAACATTCTTAATGTGTCCTCGATTGTGTCCAGCAGGACTCCACCATGCATCTCGCTCTCCGTCTGTCTTAGCACAAAGACCAGCAACATCTGCATTCAACGGAATCCAACGATATTTTCCGCTGTACTTATCATACTGGTATTTCCAACCACTATCCATGACACCATATGAAGTTGCTCTATTCAGTTGAACATCCTTATAGTTCTGAACCGCAGTTAGTCGAGCCGCATCGCTAGAATTTCCTACCACATCATCCTTCTCGGGCGAAACAAATGCCACACAGTCCTTTCTGAAGTCTGCAATATTATCCAAAATATGCTGTGAGACTGTTGGGCTGTGTGGTCCGGCGATCACCAAAGAGATATCAACCTGATCTGTATCTTTGAGAAGATCATAGGCAGTTTGTATATTTGCATCAGTGCCTGCTGTAAACTGACCACCAGCGAGAGTGTTGGCATATTTGGTAGCAGAAATACCATATTGCTTGCCATCAGTTGCCGCAGTACCCCAAGTTGTAGTATTTGAAGCAGAGTGGGCATTTACATCTCCAAGTCCAGCACCGAATCGAATATAGGCAGAGCCCTGATTGATCTTGTTCTTGTAATAGGATTCATTTCCTTCGTCATCCTTGGCATCAAGAGCCTTGGATACATAAGTCCATCTCTCTAGAACTGCACTGGCAGTTCCCGAAAAAGATCCCTTTGAATTATCCTTGACAATAACATGCATTTCGTCATTCGCCGAGTTCTTAGTATTGGCATATGTCGATGTTCCGGGAGGACCGGGGAACTGAGTATTTGATGTCCAGTCTCCAAATGCGTCTTCGCTATCACAAATTTCTACCTGAAGACCGTTTCCCATCTCGCCCGGATATTTTCCAACAACAAAGGATGTTGGCTCCGAGCTTTCATAATGGTCATCGTTTTTGCAAAGGGTTAAAAAGTATGCAGCACCATTGCCCGAAGCAGCATTTTTCATATCTGTATGTGCAGCACGAACAACGCGAAGAGCGTTGGTGTAGTCCAAGAAATTGGCTGCACTAAAAAAACTCTCGTAAGTATTTGCGTCTGGTTTTCCGAACATCGAAGCCAATGTGTCCTGCGATTCGACTAGGGTTACTACTTCGGCTGGGCCCCAATTAAAGTCGCCAGCGAATGCGCCGACAGAGGTAGACACAGCGGGGATTACGGTCGTCAAATCAACTTCGGATACGTTTACACCGGGGGAAACTTGAAATGGCATGGGTTACTCTCCTTAAAAAATATGGCCTACCAATGTATTCCACATAGAAATCTGAAACAGTTCAACAATATTTATAATAATGAGTTATTCCACTACGGTCCACACAGTTCCTTCCGTATCAACGAAGGTTTCTTTGTGACTACCATCCTGTATCCAACCAAATGGAAGCACATCCTCTTCCATTAATTTCATTTTTTCTTCCAACATTCGCCTTCGTAAATCAAGATCTGTAATTTCCTTGAAATATGTCTGTGAATTTAACCATGCAAACATAACCAAGGTCATGGCTAAATCATCAAATGCCCCGGCTTCTGCTTCATAAGATCCTGCCTTTGAGGCAAAAGAAGACAACTCTGCAATGGTGTCAAAATCATTAATTACCAACTTATCCTCTTCAATTAAGTTTTTTAACATGTTACACCCAACTTGTTTGACCTTTTTGGACATAGTAATTCCATATTGGGCTTGACCCTTGCCCCCGAAGCCACCATCAAACACCTGACCAGCACGACCTCGGGATGTAATTAAGATCATATTCTCATATTCAATTTCATCATGAAGAATATCTGCGACCTGTTGTCCAATACCATTTGTTTCGATAAGAACCCAGGCTTCATTGTATTTTTTTGCAACATTACTAATCACGGAAGGGAATAACAAAGGACTTATATTTGAATTTCTGTATTTTGCAACCTGTCTATACGGAAACTTACTAGAATCGATAACAGAAAATGCAGAATAATCATTACCTTCACCGTGAGACACATCAACCGTCACGGTGTATACGCAATCTTCTACTGGTTCTTCATAAATGTCAAGACAATTTAATGTTTCGATGGGAGCCTTCATCACCATAGTTTTCAATTTACTACTAGATATGAGAGTGTTTTGACCCCCAAGGAATTGGCATTCAAATTCCTGATTCCATCGATCCATTCCAATATTTGCAATAGTGTCTTTCTTCCACTTGGAATCTCGACCCGGAACTTCTGACCAATGAACTTGTATTGGAACATAAAGATTTCGTTTTTCTTTTGCATCTTCCCACATCTTATAGAAATGGTTCAACCCCTTTGGGGTAGATACTGTAATTATTTTTGTTGTTGTGCCGGAAGTAATGGTCGGATAAACAGATGACATAAATTCATCGGCGATGTTGGGAGGAACAAATGCAAATTCATCCAATAACAACATATTAAATGATCCGCCACGAATTGCAGAACTGGAAGTAGATGATGCAATGATCTTAGAACCGTTTTCAAGTTCAAGATTACCCTTATTCCAAACCAAAACGCCCTGTTGCAGAAACTTGGGAAGGTTTTCATATGCCAACTGCAATCTTCCTAAGATTTCTCGGGAAAGTGAACCTTTATTTGCCAATACAGCAACATTGACAGACTCATTAAAGAGAACATACCAAAGGAAATAGGAAATAACTGTAGTGGATTTGCCTACCTGACGCGCAGTACAAAAAATCGAAAATCGATTATTGTGCATGGTGTCAACCATTTTTTTTTGAAAATCATATAACTCAAATGGAACTAAGCCTCGATCCACATGAACAATCTGAACATAATTCTCAATAAAATACTCAGGAGATTCAGAGCATTTAATATATTCCTCAAGCTCCGTTTCAGTATAGTTGTAATTGACACCCGCAGGTTTTAGTTGCGAATTCCCTAGATAGCTAGTTTCCATCTTCGGACTTGTCCTTTATTTTTTTCACATCTCCCTTGCCCTTCAAAAACTTCTGAAGCTCAGCAGTGGAACCAACAAAGATTGCATTTTGTGTGACTTTAGACGGACCTTCTTCATCTTTTAATTTCTTCATATCTTTCTGAAGCTCAATAATATCCCGATTCGTTTCACCAAGATTTCGTATCATCTGCCCAACAACTTCATATACTCTTGGATGATCTGATGCAGACGCAAGATCCAAAACACCTTCAAGAGCAACACTACCCTTATCAATTAGATTTCTTAAATTCTTACGAACGTATTCGTAATCATCATCCTGATGGTCTAATCGACTTTCGTCCTTTGTTTTGGCAGGAAGAATGTCTATAATTTCTTCTTCTTTTTCTTTCACACTATTCACCTATAATATTTGTTATTGATTGATAAATTCCAAAATCACTGTTGGCTGCAATTTCATTTAATGGGACAGAAGCAGTTACATTTGTTGTGGGTGACCCATTTGCAAACATCGCTGGTCTTGTGTAGATTTGGTCATATGAATTTGCAGAAGTATTCATTGTTGGATGAAGATTAACATAGACCTGATTAATAACTCCAGTATCGGAGATAGGCCCAAACAGGTTAGCCTTTGTAGTAAATTCTAGTGTCCAAACTAAAACTCGTTGAGTGGTAAATCCTTCTTCATAGTTATCTTCCATATTTACTGAATTTAAAAGTATAGGAACATCCTGATTTATATTCATCTTAGATACTCCTTGGAGCGTAACAGTAAACTCAGGAGTAAAATAAGGAAGGATCTGTTCGATGATTGCAGTCCCATCTTCTATATTTTTAATATAAATGTATAAAGAGAAATTAAGATCATAAGGAACGGGTGTGTATGTGGAATAAAGTTGCGTATTGGAATCTGCTCTATATCCAGCATATCTTTGAATAGTATTAAGTTTTCGATCAGGAGCATATGCCATGCTATCCATTTCAAAACTCATTCTAGGAAGTACAGTAGATACCCCAGAATCTAACTGAGGATTTATAGTGTTCCTAAGAAACAATTGCTTTGGAGCATAAGACAATGGAATTGCAATTGTTTGTGTTGCAGTAGATGATTGAATGGGTCTTGTTAGTTTAATATTATTAAATAACGTACCAAATGCAATCACATGATCTCTAATTATATTATGTCCGAATGGAGTATCTGAAAACATTATTTAATAACTCCCAAATGGATTAGATTCAGAAAAATCTAATATATTGTTTGCTGCTGATTCGATAATAGTATTATCAAAAAACGACCCGGAAGGCATGGTATTTGAATATTCATGTTTATCCGCAATTGCATCTATCTCTTCAATGCCTGTCTCAATTGTTTCATTGTTATATGCAAAGGTTTCGCATATTAAATCGTATACGGGAAGTGATCCTGCACTATAAAACATAGATTCGTGTTCAACAAACTGAACATGAAATAAATGCTTATTCAGTGGAAAGTAAATCAAGTCTCCCTCGTTTGGACGAAATATTGAGGACGAATCAATACCTTCTACCTCATGTGCATCCAAATCTTCAAATCTTCGTACAGCCACAGTGAATGTAATTTGATCTTTAATTTGCAAACCAAATTTAGAAATAAAATCACCGTCACCCTCAAACCCATCTACATTTTTGATATACATTTCAAGCAATCTTGCTTGTCTATATGAAGTGAGAGGATCTTCTCCATATAATTGATCTGCACTTGCGGATTTATATCTAGGTATCCAATAAACATCCACACCATAGAATTTAATACTCTCAACAATCAGATCATGAATGAGATCTTGCTGTGCTTTATGGTCATGGTTATTGACATAAAAATTAGTAGGCATTTATTACCCCATTACAAAATCTACGGGAAGTTCATACTGAAGAGACATTGTTTCTTTTAATGCCTGAATTTCTGTTCGTGCATCTTCAAGTATCGCCCTACCGTTAAGGGTAACGCCACCCGGCAATTGAACACCTTCAAATTTACTTAAATTCATTCCCCACTGTTCTTTGATAAGAGCAGTTGCATACTCTTTTAAAAATCCATCATTCCATACTTCGGAATTTGTACCATCGACCAATTGATGAGTTTCTGCGACGATATAATCTCCTGCTTTAGTCTCATCCCAATTCCAATCAATATATAATTTATTAGTTTTTCGATTGAATCTAATTGGCTGCAATCCAGATATTAGATCATCAGTCATTGTAAGATGGCTCATTCTCATCCAATAAGATGACATTTCTCTCGCAGAATCAACTGTAGAATATGTTCCGGGATCATTTAAGCTCATTTGATATTTAATGCTAAACATGTTTGAAGTGGTTGCGTCAGAAGATAATAATTTTGTAATTGAAATTATCTTACTGTCAAGAGAAGATCCCAATGATACATATTTGTTTGTAATATCGGCGGCTTGAATGGCGTAAGATTCATAAATGATTTCTGTTCCATCAAAATGATACTCTTGCCAAAAGCGAAGAGCATCATCAATACGATCCTCTAATTGAAAATCATCAATATTAATTTCAATGACGGGATGGCCTAATTTTCTTAGACAATAATCCTTAAATTCTTCTCTGTTTGTGGGCATAGCCATTGAAGTAATATCTCCTAATTATAATTGGAAGAATCGTCTAATCCAGATGAATTTACTGTGTACATCGACCCGACTTCTATGGATGGAGTTACTGTTGCGATTCCCTCTAAAACTCTTGTCTTGATTGGAAGAGTACCATTCTTATCAGTAAGAATAACTTCATATAGATATCTTCCGCTTTTTGCGCCTTTTGTAATCATATTATTTGCACTTATGGTCAAGGTGTCTGCACTTGTGCTAATTGAGGTGGCAAATGTAATTACAGAATTTGTATGCAAAGAACTCTTTCTCATCTGTGCGTTTGCATGAAAAGCCGCATCAAGTATTATCCTTGATGTTGAAGATGGACTTGAAAAAACATTAACCGTTAATGAATAGTCTGAGCCTTGGTCTATTGTAATGTTTTTAGTTCTGCTTGCCATTTATACAAAATCTCCCTGTATTATTTAGGTAAAGGATTATTTTCCTTGGCATTTTTGACCTTATAATACCATGTATTCTTGTCTTTTTTATTTATTTTGATTCTCCCCTCATCCATATCATGCCACAACATGTCCAACTGGTCTGCCATACTACCATATGCCATGAGTCTGGCTTGGAGTTTTTCCTGCTTTTCCCGCATTTCCTTCATTTCTTTTTGATGTTGCTCTTGACGCTTCTTGAGTTCCTCTGCATTTTTCTTTTGCTCGGCAATCATCTCTTTTGTCAGTGCAGTATCGGTGTTATCTTTTTGAAATTTCATGGCTATTCCTCTACAATAGGAAGGTGATATGTTTTTGGATTGTATCCATATTCCTGAATGGTATACTTAATCATATTTTCTTTTGAATTTGTGGATATCTGATTCGCAGTAAATTCTAGAGTGGCA